CCGAGATGGCCTATGATCGATGCATCTGCCACCCTGACAGAAGATTGTCGATTGGGATATTTACCGATAAGTTTTGACAACGCCGTTTGATTTGTTTGTGTGTAGTTGTGTTCGGAGTATATTTGTAAGTAATCACTCGGTATGCGTTGAGTGACACTTCCACCGATGATGAGATCGACGTGTTCAATCATCGCGTGCGCGATTGATTCGACGTACCCTATACCACTGCTCGAGGCGTTAGGTATGGCATCGAGTTCAATCTCGAAACTTACAGTTTTTAAGAGATCACCGATATTGATCGGTATTCTACTACGTAAAGTAGTACCAAATTCGGGAACGCCGTCAAAATCATGCTTCGTATACGTCTTTGCAAAATTTGTATGTCTGGAGAACCGCTTTGTAAAATATGTAAACTGTGGTTCAACCGTAAAAAACCTGTCCTGTGGACCGGTTGTCTCGAGCTGAAGTCTACCAGCCATTACTACTATAAAGGGTTAAAATTTTAAACCAGCTAATCCACTCTGTATGCGTAACACATTGTAATTTTTTGCGTATACACGGATAGTGTTTGTACCGTTCGTCGTTGAATCGAGTTTGATTGTAAATAGTTTATGATAAATACGGCTCATATTAACCTGACCAGTGGGATATTCAGCTTCAGGTTTTTCAGAGAAAGAGTACACACCAAATATAGGATTTACACTGGTAACCCCGAGCACTGTGGGTGAATTCGTGTGATGTATTAACGACTGTTGGTACGTGATAAATTTGTGATCCGCGTTAAACACTTGATTGTCGTTGAATTTAAGTTCAACGTTATCAATCTTTTCAAAGTTCAATGGGAGATTATTGCTCGTATAATAATCGTTCTGGGCGATGAAATACATCTCTTTGACCGGGTGTTGGAATTTGAGCATCACAGACTTTGTATTCATACCGTACGGCATCGTAAATTGTGACATTTGTAATTGGGTGATCACATATTCAAGAGGTCTGGTCATTAAATAGTTCTTTTCATCGTCACCTATGAATACAAATTCGGTATCCATTGATATATTTTTAATAGACGCCGTCACGTTCGATGGTACTATGTTATTCTTTGTGTCGCGCACAATCTTATTCAACGGTCTAAGTTTTACACGAACTTCAACGAGTTGTTTCGTGAGTGCGCAGATGGGAATAGATAGGTTTGGGTATCTGTAAAAGAAGAATGGTAAGTCTATAAAGAATGTATAGTCTCCGCGATAACCGAGATAGTTACCGTGACTATTCAAAAAATAAAGCGACTGTGCGACGTCATCGTCGTTATTGTAAAGTTGTTGGTTGATAAAGATGTATTCCCCTGTGATACGCTCGATGGTCTGACCACCGATAAGAAGTTCGGCGTATTCAATGAGTTCAGTGCACACAGAAGGAACGTACACGAGATTGTTAATCAAATTACTTTCATCTGGGGTTGGATCACTGAGCGTTATTTTCAGTGAAATATTCTTAATCAGGTCGCCCTTATTCTTTGGGACTCGACACTCCACAATCTCACCGAAATCAATAGTACCATCAAAAGGACTTTCAATCTGTTCGAGTGCAAACTTACTATGTCGTCTGAAGAGCGTTAAGAAATACGAAAATTGTGGATCACCTGTGAGCCACTGGTCTTGGATTCCTGTGACAGCGAGTCTCACACGTCCAGACATATCTACTGTATGTGAGTAAAATTTTGCGAAATAAAACGATTCACTACAGTAGAATGAATCTTCAATTGAGGAAATTCAAACCCGAGTCAATTTCAGATGACCGGGTGTGTGTATTCATCGGTAAGCGTAACACAGGGAAGTCCACCCTGGTTAAGGATATCATGTATCACAAAAAACATTTACCAGCGGGTATAGTTCTCTCTGGTACAGAGGAAGGGAACCATTTCTATTCCGATTTTATTCCAGATTTATTCATCTATGGAGACTACGACAGAGACGCCATCGAGCGCGTCATGGCGAGACAGCGTAAACTCGTCGGTGCGGGTAGAACGGAATGTGGAGCTTTCATGCTTCTTGATGATTGCATGTACGACTCAAAGTTTCTCAAAGATACATGCATTCGCCAATGTTTCATGAACGGGCGACATTGGAAGATATTCTTCATGCTCACGATGCAATATGTCATGGACTTACCTCCCGCACTTCGCGCAAATGTTGATTATGTATTCATTCTCAGGGAAAACATCATACAAAACCGTGAAAAACTATACAAGTCATTCTTTGGTATCTTTCCGAGTTTTGATATGTTTTGTAAAGTCATGGATGCGTGTACAGAAAATTACGAGTGTCTTGTATTAGATAATACGGTTAAATCTAATAAAATACAGGATTGTGTGTTTTGGTATAAGGCGACGGTTCGTAAGAATTTTAGGGTTGGGGGTCCAAGTTTATGGCAGGCGCATAAGAAACTGTATAATCCTAAATATTTAGAACAAAGGGAGGACGATGCGAAGAAGGCTACAAAAAAGACAGCGCTCAGGGTAATTAAACGAAAATGATAAATGCGTCACTCACATGTTTCAAAAAACTCAGGGTATATAAATGTCTGACATACGAACCATGAACCTGAACGACAAAGATGATGGTATGGTTTCTCTAGATAATCCATCGACTACGTTTGTGCAAGAAAACGGTCTTGAAAAAAATATGAGTCAAAATAAAGATACAACGACCATGGATTCCACACCGATTTCCGAACTTATGGGTGGTGCGAGCGCCATGCCCGAACAGATGCCCGACATGATGGCACCGCCCATGATGAGCGCTGAACCGCGCATGCAGAGCGTGCTCGCCGCAGCTCCGCAAATGCAGCAGCCGCAACAAACGAACGAAAAGGTTGAACCAAAGAGTAAAAATATCATGAATTTGACAGACGATCAATTATTTGCGTTGATCGCCGGTGTGTGCGCCGCCGCCGCGGTGAGTCGGCCGGTCCAGGAGAAGCTTGCGAGTTCTGTGCCCAAGTTTCTGAGTGAGAATGGCTCACGGAGCGCGGTTGGGTTGGCGTCGACGGGTCTCGTCGCTGCCGTTATC